ATTATTCTTGCCCTCTAAATATAGGTGCTCATCTTATTGGTACTACTCGCACCTTACATCGCTTACAGCTCATTTTTGGGCGTTGTATAGGTGGCGTGTCGTCCGCAGAAATGCAGGTAGTAGAGAATAATGTCATCTAAAATCTTTTTCCGTATGCCAATACTTACTTCAGCTTGAACAGGGGTACCCTTTCATATATTTAGGCGAGGGGGGGATATAGAGAGGCGTCTTGTATGGTGGTGATTACTTCCCCTCACCACACACCGCGGATCCCTAACTTTTTACACCACATATTACCCACTGTGTCAACCTCTTTATCCACACTTTTTTTTGACAAATACTATCATTAGTTTATTATTGTTAATAAACAGGAAGATTTGTAGGTCGTCTATTATCAAAAGTCGTAAAAAAAATTTTGAATTTTATTTTTCGGAAAAAATAAAATTCTTATATAATTATTATGGAACCAATTAAACAGGAAGATTTGGACAAGTACAATGCTAAGTTGGGAGTGCTAAACAAGGAATATGGCTTTATCCTTGCTTCAGAGTCATTTATTGACTCAACAGGTCTTATAAAGTCAAGAGTTGTTGTGTTACCTAAGAAAGATGTTAAAGAAGAACCTAAAAAATAATACTGATATTGTTGTTAGTACTGTGGCGGAAGATCTTATCCCTAAAGTTAAGGAGGGTACTGTTGGCACTGCCACTAAGAACTTCCCTGCTAAAGCTAGACAACGTCAAGTAAAAATATTACCGTCACATAGAATTATTTTTGAGGAGTATAAACGGCAAGGTTTTAGGAATATGGGTAAAGCTATCCGTAAGACAGGTATTTATTCGGAGAGTGTAGCGAAGCGTGTGAATGTGATTACAAAGAGTAAATCGTGGCAGACACTTATGCAGGAATATATGCCTGATGAGCATATTGCGCTACGCCACGCTGAAATTTTGGACAAGCGTGATTATAAGAAGCAGACAAAGGTGGATAAGGAGGGAATTCCAGTACTAGACGGTGCTGGTAATCGTATTATTGAGGAGGTGGATGCTGGACCAAATACTGCTGCGGTAACCAAGGGGTTGGAACTTAAATATCGTCTTGATGGTAAATTCCGTAGCGAGGAAGTAGCACCACCAAGCACGGTTATGTATAACTTATTTTATAAGCCGGAAGTTCGTAAGCAAATGGCAGCATTTGAGGATGGAATTAAACAATCGTTAATATATGAAATTAACAAAAAAAATAAAAAAGATATTCAGCAAGAAGCCGATAGAACCGCTGAAAGCGGAGATGTCACTGAAAGATTTACTGAAGTTGAGAGAGAGGATTGATCTTAATATTGAGCGCGCAAAGGAATTGGAGCCTCTTGGTGACGGTAAAGCGGTATTTCTTGGTGATATGACGGAAGATGAGCGTGAGGATTATATTAAGCAGGTTGACCGAGGTTGGGGAGGGTTTTATAAAAAAATTAAAAATCTGTGAAAATCTTTACAGAAGAATATAAAAAAGAAATATGTTAAAACCAACACAAAATGATCTTCTGGTGCAGATATTGCCAGAGATAGTTAAAAAAGGAGAGGAGAAAAAAGCAACTGATATGTTTACCGCTGAAGTATTAGCTGGAGGACCAGAAGTGAAAGCTATTAAAAAGGGCGATACTGTGGTATTTGCGCCATTTGGTATAGCTAATGTAGTTGTTGAGGGTAAGCAGTTAATCGTTGTTAATGAAGATATGATTAAGCTTTATGATAGAAAAAAAGCTAATTAAAAAGCTTCAGAAACGATATGAAATGCTTACGAAAAAGCGTGCAGACAGGATGGAGCGTGAACGTCCTTTACGTGAACGAGCGGAAGTGATATTCTCCGCGCCACGTGTTATTATGACCGATTTTTGGTGCCAGAAATGTAAGAGGGATTGTTCTGGTGTGGGATTCAGACGAGTTTGTACATCACGTAAGCTATTACCTACCGCGTGGCTGGAGGGGATTTGTCCTAAAGGGCATATTATTATGAGGTATATTACTGATAAGGAGGAGGATCCATACTATAATTTGTCTTTGATGGTACAAGAGCAAAGATATAAGATGGCGGACGATCTTTTGACACCTAATGATCCACGGTTTAAGGAGGTATATCCTAAGCAGTGGGCGGAGTTAATGAAGTGATAATAGAGAAAATATTAATCAATGACCAACAAAAAACCAGACATCAAACCTGAAGATCTGTCCATTATGGCGTGGATATTTGAGAATCAAGTTGTTTCCGAGAAAGGAGATCTGCTTGATTTTACTGATCGTATGTTCCTTTTAGACATCCTTACTGATTGGAATCAGGAGATTGTGATTAAGAAGTGCGCGCAGATTGGTGGTTCTGTGACATTTAATATTAAATCGCTTTTTGCGGTGATTAAATTTGGGTGGAATATTCTATACACTTTCCCCACTGACTCTGATGTTAGTGAGTTCGTTTCATCTAAAACAAATAAGATATTGCAGGCTAACCCACAGGTATTTCAAGGAATGAACACTGATAACATTGAGCGTAAAGAGCTTAATGGGCGCTTTATGTTCTTCAAGGGTACTGTTTCAAAGACTGCTGCGATTATGACCACAGCGGATTTGTTGATACATGATGAGGCATCACGCTCTGATCAGTCTGTGATTGATACTATGAAGTCACGTACTAAAGCTAGTAAGTATAAAGGGCGGTGGTTATTTTCTAACCCTACCACCGAGAAAGATGCTATTGATATTGCGTGGCAGCGGTCTGATAAAAAGGAATGGATGATTAAATGTCATAATCCTGAATGTAAGGAGGAGCAATTTCTTACTTTTCCTGAAAATATAAATTTTGAAACGAGAGAATTTCAATGTAAGGAGTGTAAGACTAAGCTTTATAAGGCAGATAGGCGTATGGGTAGATGGGTAGCGCAAAATCCAGGGAAAGAAGTTTCTGGTTATCATATCTCTTTGATGATGGCTCCGTGGGTTACAGCAGAGGAAATAATTAAGGATTCCGAGGGAGATCAAGAATATTTTTATAACTTCGTTTTGGGAGAACCTTATAGTCCTGGCGATATTAGAGTAGGTAGATCTACAATCCTTGATAATTGGACACCTAAGAATTTAGAAACTGGTAAATGGTTTTTAGGAGTGGATGTTGGGAATATTAAACACTATGTCCTTGGTAGTGAAAAGGGACCAACAAAAATAGGGAGATTTTCTAAATGGACTGATTTGGATGAGATAATGAAGCAGTATAAGCCTAAATTAGTTATTGATGCTATGCCGGACAACACAATGAGTAAGTATTACGTAGAGAATTACCGTAATGCGCTTATGAGTTTCTTCCAAGAAAACAAAAATAACCCTAAAACTATAGTCTGGTGGGGAGAGAATGATCGTGAGGGTGTTGTTTATAGCAACCGTAACCGTATTTTGGACCAATTAATTGACGAAATTCTTAATGCAAAGATATTATTTGGTTTATCTTCTGACTCGGAGATAAAAAACTACCTAAAACATTGGGAAACGCTTAGACGTGTGAAGATTGTAGATAATAAAGGTATTGAGAGTTATCAGTGGGACTCTACCACTGGTGAAGATCATTATGTTTTTGCTACTTTGTATTATTATTTAGCAACACTTGGAGATTTTGGTGTTGGTAAGTATATGCCGGAAGCTTTGCGTGGTACTGACTCTAAAATTTTAATTGGTAATGATAATGTTATGGGTGATCTCGGAGAAATACTTGCACAAAATAATGACTGGCAAGAACAAAATTAAAAGTTATTAACAGTTTTAGAAAAAATACTTGCATAAGTATTTTTTTTATGTGTTATAATTTATGGTATGAAAAATATCTCCCAATTAAATGACAAACAATTATGCAACTTAGTTGATAACCGCTGGAAATCATCTGAAACTATTTGGAATGTTATTGACAAAACTTACAAAGTCAATACAAATATTTATAAAAATGAGCCGGAGTATTTATCTCTTATTCCTGCTAAGAAAAGCAGAGTTCGCGCGAACCGTGTTTTTGTTAATATGGAGGCTGTAATTAACAGTCTTATCTCTAACCTCCCTAAATTGATTATTCTAAGTGGTAGAGATACACCTGAATCAAAAACTTTATCAACTCTCCAAGAAAAATTTTTCCAGATAAAATATACAGAGAGAAATGTGAAAGAGGATATGCGAAAAGGTTTGCGTAATTTATATTTCAGCCGACTGTTAGTATTAAAACCTTTTTGGAACGCAAAGATAAATGATTTTGATGTTCGTCCAATTGATTCGCGTAAAGTTAGATTTTCAAAAACTTCTACGTGTGAAGAAAATTCAGAATTTGCGATTGAAGAAATTACAGATAATATTTCTTCTGTACTAAAAAGATTTCCATCTAAGAAAGAAGAAATTTTAAAAGCGAATGGTTATACTTCTGATGATGATGTTTTAGTAGATAATAAAGAAGTAAAATATTTTGAAGCGTGGTGTTGGGATTATGTAATTTTCAAAATGGATAATATTATTCTTGGAAAGATCCGAAATCCATATTGGGATTGGGATGGAATTTTAATTACACAAGATGAAGCGGATCAACTTCAAGAAGCAGAGGGTGAGGAGCGAAGAAATATTTTAACTAACGCAAGGAATGATCAAAGTGAAAGAGTGGGAGCGCGAGATAGATATGCTGAATTAGTTGAATCTGGTGATTTGGTAGCTCTTGAAAATGCAGAGATTCCTTTGGAACTTGAAGCATATAAATTTAATCACTTTGATCATCCTAGAAAACCTTATATCTTTACAACTATTTTAAATAATGAAGATTCTCCTATTGGTCAAACAGACATGATTGCTCAAGCAGCACCGCTTCAGGAAAATATTGATGAAACTAAAAGAGATATTACACAGAACGCAAAACTGGTTAATGGAATTATAAAAGTAGATAGTACTGTTATGGATAAAGCAGATGCACAGCGTATGCGATTTGAAACAGAGGGAATTATTTGGGGTAAAGGGGCTGTGCAAGGTGTTCAACGTGAAACTGGACCAGCACTTCCAGCTTTTGTTGTTGCTAACATGGAAGATTCTCGTAGAGAAATTGATGACATCATGGCGGCATCATCTGCAT